TCCATTCAATACGAACAAATCAAATGACATACAAAGAACTGCTGCTTCAATTACAACAACTCACCGAAGAACAACTCAATTCTGATGTTGCTGTGTATGATGAAGAAAGTGATGAGTATTATCAACTCAAGGTAGAGTTAGTGTTTGCGACTGAAGAATGTCAAGTGTTAGATGTAGATCACCCTATCATTCGTTTCTGATGACTAACGATCAATTAGATCAACAAATGACTGAAACAGAAAAACTCTATAAAATCTGTATTCTTGATTTGCTTATAGCAATCGATGAGGATGTTGTAGATTGGAGAGATCATCCTAAACTTTGGACTGCAATTCAAAAAGCAGATATTGCCCTTGATCTTTGGGCAGGAATGAATCTCAAACAAATCAAACAAGAACTGGAACACACTAAATGAATATGATCTACAAAGAAGGATACGGTTGTGTATTCTCACTTGATGAATACAATGAACTTACATATGCTCCATTGTATGAGAATGGAATAGTTAACCTCAATGAGTTTGAAACAGTTGATATGGATATGATTGATATGGATGATATGGAAGTGTTTGATATTCGTAATCAATTAACTCGGATGAATTAATTGTATATGTGTTCGTATGTACTATTATAATGTAATATAATGATAATGTTATATTTAATGTATTGAGTATTCAACAGGTCTGTGGAAAACTTATGTATCTCTGAGTTCTGATAGTGTTATTATTCTTTTTATGTCTGTTTATGTTGTTATCTTAGACTGCCTATCATAACACACTCGCCGCATAATGTCAATACCCCCTGAGGGACTGTCAGAGTTCACATATATTAGTTTTCCACAGATTTTATAATTATCTGAGTGTTTGCAATAGTTTATAAGATTCGTCCTGTGGAAAACTAATATAAACCTGTGGATTTCGTTTACTTGTATAAATAAAACATCTAACTCATTCGTTTGAGCAGCACTTGAACTCTCCTACGGGACCAAGAGGTAACAATCTGACAGAATGAAGCAGATAACCTATATCATACAAGAGGGAGTTTGAACACGGTCTCCGGCATAACAAAATCGTTGAGCAAGACACACTCAGAAACACTTGATACGTTGATTGATTGTTATAATACATAGCTCGTACTTACTAACCCTTTTTGAAGTGTATCAGATAAGGGTGGATTTGTTATATTCGTATATTGACAGTTCGTTTGTTATGGTCTATAATCAAAGAAGTTCATTCTGTTTTACTGGGAGGTTTCTTATGGTCAATTCGTATCTGTCAACTCAAAAGCATAAGTATCGTGTTACTCTGGAACTTGATGTTCTTGAAGACTTTAATCCTCGTGATATTAATTGGAATAAACTCTTTAACCTTGAATCAAATGAACACGTAGATAGTTACGTAGAAGATCTCTCAGTTCGTTGGTAATCACTTGTTCGTTCTCTTACAATTAAACAACAGTGATTGATTAGTTATTCGTTCAATCACTGTTCGTGTATGGACAGTATTATGTTATGTTGTTTAATTGTTATTGGTTGGCGATGCCCCGTATATAAAAAAAGGGTCCTTCCTAACCTACAGAGGTGACAAAACGAGCTCTCAATATCACTTGAAATAAAAAAAAATTTCGCCAAATTTTATTATGAAAACCCCCTATTGGAATTTTTGGAGAGTATTGCTGGTCGGATGGATAATCAGATATCCACGACCATTTTTTATGGTTATTGGTTTTTGTTTTGCTCTAATATATAATGCGTTGACACGATAAATTTCCGAAAAAAAAAAATCGCGCAAAAATTATGGACAAAATATACCACATATATGTAAAAGACAAATGTGTCAGACATTCTCTTTCAGAGGAGCAGTTCAAAACTGAATGGTCTACTCTCAATTTACTGGCACAATTACTAGACTGCCAAGCAACTGAGAGTGATCTTTCATATGAGGAACTGGACGTTATGAAAAATTTAGAGATGTCACATTGACAAAATATAAATAGAACGCTAAAATTAAACTGAAATTGATTTCAAATTATGGCAAAAGGATTTACTGTTAAAGCTGCTGCTCCGAAGCCCACAAAAAAGGAAGAGTGGGATTATGATGCGATTAAGGCACGTATGCGTGGAAAGAGCATTGTATTTTGCTTACCCGGTCGTGGATGTTCATTTACATTTCTCAAGGCATTTGTACAACTTTGTTTTGACTTAGTGCAAAATGGAATGAGCATTCAAATTTCTCAAGACTATTCATCAATGGTGAATTTCGCCCGTTGTAAGTGTCTTGGTGCAAATGTACTACGTGGTCCAAAGCAAATTCCCTGGGATGGAAAACTTCAGTATGATTATCAACTTTGGATTGATAGTGATATTGTTTTTGATTCACAGAAGTTCTGGCAATTGTGTGATCTTTCACTCTCTGAAGATGGCACAGAACGTGAGATCACTGCCGGGTGGTATGCCACAGAGGATGGTTACACAACTTCTGTCGCGCACTGGTTAGAAGAAGATGACTTCCGTAAGAATGGTGGTGTAATGAATCACGAAAATACGGAATCTATCTCAAAGCGTAAGAAGCCATTCACTGTTGATTATACTGGTTTCGGATGGGTTCTAATTAAGAAGGGAGTATTTGAAAATCTTGAATATCCTTGGTTCGCGCCGAAGATGCAGGTTTTTGAATCTGGTGCCGTACAAGATATGTGCGGAGAAGATGTATCATTCTGTTTAGATGCAATTGAGAAAGGTTTCAAGATCTGGTGCGATCCGCGCATTCGGGTTGGGCACGAGAAGACTCGTGTAATCTGATGAAAGAAAAAATTTACAATCTTTTATACAAAGGTCGTAAAATTTATATAAATCTCACTGCAGAAGAATGTAGTGAGATTCTTCAAGACTTCTCCGAACAATTTTATGCCGGAGAAGATATTGATCCAAATGAACTTGAAATGGAGGAAATTTAACTATGGCAACACGCAAATCACTGAGTGGATCAGATGGTATTGATTCACATCCAAAGAATACCCGACAGGGTAATGGAAAGAATACAAAGTACTCTGCAACTAGCAGAAACAAACCACGTAAACCATTAAGAGGACAAGGTAAGTAAAATGGGAGTTAAATGGATTCATAAGGGAGGTAAGTCCCGTCCAGATAAGCGTACATTACCTAAGAAATAATTCTTCAAAGCATTTGGAAGTTTTTCTGAATGCTTTTTTTTGTATTTTTAAGAACTTATAATAAAAAATTACCGGCGTTCCGCGTCTCTCTCTAGAAATAAACCGTTTGAAGAAAAGCAAATGAGGCAATCTGAGGTAGAAAGAAACATTCGCAGATGGATTAAAGAAGTATCAAAAGTAAGAAAGGAATTAGGTAATTTTTCTATCTGTCCATTTGCAGCAAAAGCAAGATATCTGATTGTAGAGTGCGCTGCGAGCGCCATCGTGCCCGTTGAAGGATATCAGGTGATTGTGTATGCCATTGAGAACTCATTTGACCTTCCGGAGGTTCAGAGATGGGTACAAATTTATAACGAAAAGTATAGTGATTGGAAATTTTTTGAAGACTGTGCTTCTTATAATACCTACATAAAAGATATAAAGACAAATAATGGACTTTATAATCTAATTCTAGCTCAACCAAAAGAAGAATTACGTGAATTTAGAAAAAAGTTAGCGAAGACTGATTATGATTTAATTCAAAAGGGATAGAAACCCCTTTAAAAGTTCTGATTTCACAAAATCAGGAGAAAAAAATGGGAAAACAATCAGATAGAGATCAAAATTATATGAGAGAAATGTGGGGAACAGAAAAATTAATCACCGACTATACAAAAACTCCATCAAAAATGCTTCGTGAAATCAACAATGATGATTTAACTCCTAAGAAACACGATTTTCTAATTCAAAATGAGATTCACGAAAAAATTCGTAATGATGATGACTATGATGATTGGGAGTATGGTACAGAACCACTATATGAAGTCAAGAAAAACTGAATAAATAACCATAGATATAATAATTAAATGCCTCTAGAAAGGGTAAGTCAAGGGTTTAAAGATCTTAGTATGACTTTTCAATATAATCCATTGAATAATGACTTAATTGCTCTTAAAAACGAGACAGCAATTGCACGTTCAATTCGCAATATCGTTTTTACCTTACCTGGCGAGAAGTTTTTTAATCCAAATTTTGGATCTAGAATTAGTAGATCACTTTTTGAAAATAATGACAGTGCATCTGCAAATATAATTCAAAATGAAATTGAAAATTCAATTAAAAATTATGAACCACGAGTTGCTTTATCTAGTGTTGATGTAGTTCCAAATTATGATAGCAATTCATTTGATGTGAGTATTGTATATAAGATAATAGGTGCAGATGTTCCTGCACAACAGTTAGAGTTCGTTTTGCTGCCAACCAGATAAATGCCATTAGTAAATTTTACAAATCTGGATTTTGACCAGATAAAAACTACTCTTAGAGATTATTTGAGAGCAAACTCAAATTTTACAGATTATAATTTTGATGGATCTAATCTATCATCAATTCTTGATGTGTTGGCATACAATACATATATCACATCATATAATGCAAATATGGTGGCAAATGAATTGTTTATTGATAGTGCAACACTCAGAGAAAATGTTGTTGCACTTGCAAGAAATATTGGTTATGTTCCTCGTTCAAAAAAAGCAGCAAGTGCAGTTATAAGTTTCTTTGTTGATACTACAAACATTACTCCTTCACCATCAACATTAACATTAAAAAAAGGACCTGTAGCAGCAACTGCAAATCAGTTTGGTAATCAATCATTTATATTTTCAATACTTGATGATATTACAGTTCCTGTAATTAATAATATTGCATCATTTGATAATATAAAAGTTTATGAAGGTATTTTATTATCAAGTTCATTTACATATACTTCAAATAATCCAAATCAAAAATTTGTTTTACAAAATAGTGGAATTGATACAGATTTAATTTCAGTAATT